GATGTTTTTGGAGGTGAAGACCCTCCAGAAAACTTTGACTGGAAAGAGTACTCAATTATACGTATTCCTTACGAACTTCTACCAGATGGGTTTATGGACGCCTCACAGGTTGCTAGATCGAAAGCAACAGTTCATGCTGGTATTTATCAGATGGAGTTCGGTGCGGTGTTTACACGCGACTCAGAGGGTTTCTTTAAGAGATCCTTAATAGAGTCATGCGTTTCAAATGACAAAGAACCAATAAAAACAAGTAATGGCAAAGAAATTAAATTTGAAGCAAAATTAATAGGAGACCCAAACAAGCAATATGTATTCGGTGTTGACCCTGCTTCTGAGGTTGATAATTTTAGTATAATAATCTTAGAATTAAACGAAGACCACAGAAGAATTGTACACTGCTGGACAACTACAAGATCAGAACATAAAGAAAAAGTCAAAAAAGGTTACTCTACAGAGAAAGACTTTTATGCATACTGCGCTAGAAAAATCAGAGATCTAATGAAGTTATTCCCATGTGTGCATATTGCTATGGACGCTCAGGGCGGTGGTATTGCAGTGATGGAATCGCTTCACGATGATGACAAAATAAGAGATGGCGAGATGCCAATCTGGCCAACTATTGACCAAGATAAAGAAAAAGACACAGACGACGAAAGGGGTCTACATATACTAGAAATGTGCCAGTTCGCTAAATACGATTGGTTAGCAGAAGCAAATCATGGTATGAGAAAGGATTTTGAAGACAAAGCTTTGCTGTTCCCAATGTTCGACTCTATTACTTTAGGTATTTCAAATGTTGATGATGGAATGAAAGGTAGAATGTACGATACTCTAGAAGAATGTGTGATGGACATTGAAGAACTCAAGGATGAATTAGCAATGATCCAGATGACACAGACATCTGCGGGTAGAGATAGGTGGGATACTCCAGAAGTCATAGTCGGCGCCGGAAAAAAATCTAAGATGAGAAAAGATAGGTATTCCGCTCTGCTTATGGCAAATATGGCAGCAAGGATAATATCAAGAACAAGAACGCCTGAAGAGTACCAATTCTTTGGTGGATTTGCTTCCGCTTTACCGAAAGATTCAAAACAAAATAAAAGTCAAGACCTATTTATTGGACCTAACTGGTTTACTCAAAATATGAACGATATATATTAATTTGTGTATAATATAATACCATTTGAATTACAGTTCAATTACTTAAAAGGTTAGAGATGAAACCAGAAAATTCTATGATAACATGGGTAGACGATTCTTCTAAAGCTGCCGCTATGCATCAGTTCTCAGAGTCTATGGATAGTTATGCGGGTGTCACAAAAGGCAACCATTACAGAGATTTCAAAGACATTGAACCTAACAGAACAGTTAGACCCGGTTTTACTTCTAATGACTATTATGCATTTAGACCTAGTGAGCAGGTTCCACAAAGACAAAAGCGGGCAATCAAAATGTGTATGGATGCCTACGAAAAGGTAGGTATCATTAGAAATGTCATAGACTTGATGGGTGATTTTGGTTGCCAAGGTATAAACATCGTACACGAAAATAAAAGTGTAGAAAAATTCTACCAACAATGGTTTAAAAAAATAAACGGAAAAGAAAGATCAGAAAGATTCCTTAACCTCCTGTATAGAGCAGGTCAGGTCTTCTCTTATAGAAGTTATGCAAATATCACACCAGAAGTTTCTAAGTACATAAAATCTATAGGTAAAGATATAACAGTAGAGGTTCCGAATTTTGAAAAATCTCAAATACCTTGGAGATATAATTTCTTCAACCCTCTAACAATAGATATTAAAGATAGTGAGATAAGTCTATTTGTAGGAAGAAAAAACTTTCAAATTAGCACTAACACACTTCTGGATAACTTTAAAAATGGCGACATCCCCGCTCACGTCTTAGACACACTTCCCCCAGAAGTAAGAAATAGAATTAAAAATGGCGAAAGAAAAATAGACCTTGACCCAGAAAGATTATGTATACATTACTACAAAAAAGACGATTGGTCACATTGGGCGAATCCCCTGATTTATGCAATCTTAGATGATGTTATCATGCTTGAAAAAATGCGTCTCGCTGACTTATCTGCACTTGATGGCGCTATATCCAACATCAGATTATGGACACTTGGTAATCTAGACCATAAAATTCTTCCAAATAAAAACGCAATTAATAAACTAAGAGATATCTTAGCTAGTAATGTTGGTGGCGGTACTATGGAACTTGTTTGGGGTCCAGAACTTTCTTACACTGAGTCTAACAGTCAAGTCTATAAATTTCTAGGTTCAGAAAAATATACCTCAGTGTTAAATAGTATTTATGCAGGATTAGGAGTTCCCCCAACTTTAACGGGTATCGCTGGAAATGGTGGCGGATTCACCAATAATTTTATCTCTTTAAAAACTCTTGTAGAAAGATTACAGTACGGAAGAGACCAACTCACCGCTTTCTGGGAAAAAGAGTGTGAAATTGTAAGGAAGGCAATGGGATTCAGGAAATCTCCTCACATTGTTTACGATCAAATGAGTCTATCAGACGAGGCATCTGAAAAAAATCTATTAATCCAACTCGCTGATAGAGATATCATTTCGCACGAAACGATTCTTGAAAGATTTAAAGAAGTCCCATCCGTAGAAAAAATGAGACTTAAAAGAGAAGACAAGGATAGATCTAAAGAAATCCTACCTGAAAAAGCAAGTCCATTCCATAACCCTAACAAGCAGTTCGAGATGGATAAAATGGAAAAGCAAGGTGAAATCACCGAGCGAATTACTGACACCAAGGAGAAAAATAAACCAGTCAATCCTAACGGTAGACCTCAAAGCAAAATAGATCAAGGACCAAGAAAAAAGAGAACAGAAACCCCTAGATCTAAACCGGGAGTTGCTGAGATAATTGTGTGGGCTAATGATAAATATGACATCATATCCAAAAAAGTTAACTATGCTTATATGTCTGCAAACAACAAGAAAAATATGAGGCAACTAACAAAAGCAGAAATAAAAGACATTGAAACCGTTAAGCTAGATATCTTATCAAATATAGAATTCATGGGAACATGCTCTGACGAAGAAATAATTAACTGCCTAAACCAAGCAAAAAGACTCCCAATGAGTCTTAAAAATTCTCTAATATCTCAAAATATTAATCCTGAATCTATGAACCTAGAAGATTATAAAAGACGTGCTATTTCCGCGTTTATAGAGTACTCTTTAGAGAGTTAATTTCACTTTTTAATAAAAAAAATAATTTTTTGTGTATATTATCTTTAGAGGTGAACCATGACAATAAAAATATATCAACACGAAATAAACGACGGTATTGGCGAACTCGTTAAGAGTACGGCTAGCGTTGCGTATTGCTCTGAAGCTATTAGGTCTGATTCTTTTAAGGTTCCGACTAGTATTGCTGAAAGAGCTTTCGCGGAGAATAAAGACCAAATAGACCTATACTACCTAGAGTCTGTATTGGTTTCTTGTGGTTGGAATAAAAATGACGATGTTTTTATGCCAGAGTCAACTTGGGCAGCAAGAAACACACCTGAAGATAAGCAATTCAATTTTATGCACGATGAGAATGACATCATCGGTCATATTACCGGTAGTTATGTTCTAACGAAAGATGGAAAGGCTGTTGCTGATGATGCTGAAATGCCTGAAGATTTTGACATCATTACTCAAGCTGTACTCTATAATAGTTGGACTAACGAAGAAAATAAGGAAAGAATGGAGAAAATAATCTCCGAAATAGAGGAAGGCAAGTGGTACGTTTCGATGGAGTGCTTGTTTGCTGGATTCGATTATGCTCTAACAGATCCCAATGGATCTAAAAAAATATTAGCTAGAGACGAAGACTCCGCATTTTTGACTAAACACCTTAGATCATACGGTGGAAGCGGAGAGTATGAAGGTTATAAAATAGGAAGGGCATTAAAAAATATAGCATTTTCTGGCAAAGGGTTGGTGTCTAAACCAGCAAATCCTAGAAGTGTTATACTTAAATCAGTTGCATTTAATTTAGACGACAATTCTAATTTCAATATAGGAGAATTTATAATGTCAGATAACTTGCTAGAGAAGCAGTTAGAAGAAGTTCGCGCTGAACTTGTTACTGCTAAAGCAGAGAATGAGGCAATCAAAGCACAAATTGTAGAAAAAACTACTAAAGAGTTTGCTGCAAAGATTGAAGCTTTTGAGTCAACAATAGTGGAAAAAGATTCAAGCATCGCTGAACTTGAGGAGAGTATCAAAAGTACTCAAGCTCGTGTTGCTGAACTAGAAGACGCTCTCGCTAAATCCCAAGAAGATTTAGCATCTGCTAAAGAGCATATGGAAGAAATGAAAAAGAAAGAGAAAATGGAAAAGCGTAAAGCTGCTCTTGTAGAAGCAGGCTTTGAAGCAGACGACTTAGACGCTGCTCTAGCCGCATTTGACGGACTTGCTGACGAAGCATTTGACTTTGTTGTTGCTATGTATGGTAAAAAGCCAGGCGACATGAAGAAAAAAGAAAAAGAAGCAGAAGCCGGTATGCCTCCTGCACTAAAGGAAGCAATTGAAAAGAAAAAAGAAAAAGACGCTAAAGCCGATGAAGAAGAAGCAGAAGCGGAAGTTACCCCAGAATTGCTTGAAGATGTAGAGACTACCGAAGCTACTTTGGTCGATGCTACTCCACAGCAAGATGAAATTGAAACAACAAGAGCTAGTATCGCAGACTGGCTTTCTAATAACGTACTCTCAACTAAATAATTTCAATAGGAGATTAAACTATGGCTCTTAAAGCAGATAGATATGAAGAATCAACAGATATCAGCTTTTTTTATAATGCTGGTACTGCTACTCGCGGCGGTGTTGTCGTTTTGGACGGAAGTCCAGTCAATGCTTCTGGCGCAGCAATGGATCAGGGCGCAAACCTTGTAGCATACGCACAAGCAGATTCCTCCAGTGTTCCTGTTGGAATCCTTCTTAATGACGTTGTTAATAAAGACCTAACAAGAACCCATCTTAATCAATATAAAGATGAAGTTCAAAAGGGCGGTAAAGTTACTGTCTTGACTCGCGGTTGGGTTGTAACAAGTAATATCACTGGCACACCAAGTGCTGGAGACGTAGCTTACTTGGACGAAACAGCAGCTGGTAATGTCGGTAATGCATCAGACCTGAGTTATAGTTCCGGTGTGATGGCAGTCGGTCGTTTCATGTCAGCTAAAGATGCTGATGGTTACGCTAAACTTTACGTCAACCTTCCAAACCTTGGTTAATAAATAACAGGAGATAAAAACAATGTCATATACAGAAAGACCTAGCGAAGAATTTATTTCATTGCTTCGCAATTGTGGCGATAGCAATATGGACGTTGCTTTAGCGGCTCAAAGAGAGTTCGCTCAAGCATTGGAACTCCCTCTTCGTAAGGGTGTTTTAATCGGCAATATTCTCGGAAATATTTTCGAGACAATCAATGTAGAACCGGGCGGAAGCACTGAATATCCTTTGGATTTGCTTTCTCCGGGAACTGAGGGTGAGCATGTTGCTTACACGAATCCGGGTCACGGTCGTATTCCTGAGCGTGCGGTCGAGAGCGATTACGTCATGATCCCAACCTATTCAATCGCTAGTTCGATTGACTTCTTGCTTCGCTATGCTCGTGAAGCACGTTGGGACATTACTGCTCGCGCTATGCAAGTTTTGGAAGCTGGTTT